CGCGAGCGCGCGGGCCTCCTTTTGGATAAAGCGACTCATCAATCAACGGGCGAGGAAGTTCGTAGAACCACCACGCGAGTCTATAATGATCGCAAACACGGTCAGTAACATCGTCTTCAGCAGGAACGAGGCAGCGCTGTCTTACGACTAGGCGCTGTAGGTGCCTGCAGTACTTTGCCTTCGGGAAAGACGCACCGGCGCAAGGCCAGTGCAACCCAGAGGTGATTGCCCACGAAGTGGGGACGATGATGCGGTCCGCCTTGTCAAGTAAACTGACCAGGAAGCTAGTAGCACCCGGAAGGGCGATACCAGTGCGCTGGGACCAGTATTTCAGACCATTGTAGGCTCTGAAAATCGTGGCGAGCGACCCAATTGGCTCCTTAACATAGAACGGTGTCACGTCGTGACCTGCAAACCAATGCTTCCCACAGCTCTCGCGGAATGGTTCATCTTCATCCCAATAGGACTTTTTCAAGTTCGGGATAAATCCTTGCCATTCTAAAAAGCGCATTAAGGGCTTAGCAACGGTCGTGCTAACGATGATATCATCGCCATACACGGCAACGTCACATTCACGTCCACCATACACAATGGTGATTGCATACGCAAAAGCAGCAAACAGCAGACTCTGAAGTTCGAAAATAAATCCGTTCCCCATCGTCGCGATCTTTTGCAACGTATGTACGTACTGTCCGCCCATCACAGAAGTCTTTGGACTCCTGAGATCGAGACACCACTTTTGGAACCTTCTAGGAAGGTATCCGAGGTGGCGTAAGGCGGCGCAGTCCGAAGCGCTTGACAAGTCGATCGTAGCCCGTGTGCGGAACACGGAACCGAGGTGAGCCAGCTGCTGATTAGGCATCTGGTCGTTGAGATTGATCCCAACTGAGTGCAACGCTGCTCGAAAGCAGTCGCCGAGGCATCTCTGCCCAAGCATGTTATACTCCGCCTCCATCGCCATAAAACGGACATTGTCTGCCGTCTTCTGAACGAAGTCGAAACGACTGTCCTCTACTAACTCCACGTCCTGGCTATGCCAAGGGCGCTCATTAAGAGAGGTATACGCACGTGCTGAGCTAGTTGTGCTCAGTTTTCGCAACATTGTGCCCCCGTTTTCCTTCATCACACGAAGTGAATCCGAACGAGGTAAGTTGCGGCTTGCACCAGACGTATAGTCCTGGTGCTCCCATCGCGGCCAGAAGTCATTGAGGGTCCTCGAGATCCAAGCAGTGGCGAGACGTGATGTCTCTGTAAAACACCGTTGTTCCTCTTGGTCAATGATACTGAAATAGCGACCATGCTGGTTTACAACTAAGCAGTTCCACTCAGCCTCAGAGAAAGCAGTTAAGCTGTTCTTTAAGACACGAATCGGCACGTCCGATTTCTCGGAAAATGGCTCTAGCTTGCGGACAATGTTGTACGCAAGGTACTCTCTCGTGAATTTATCACGACAAACTCGAGCAGGCATCCTTTCAGGAATGCTACCCAAGCCGAGATCGGCGAGCAAGTGCTTAACCAACTGAGCAGTGTGAGTACTCATAGAGTATAACTCCTAACACGATTGTGCTCGTGAGCCACCATGCAATTGCACGGTGGTCACCGGTTCATACGTCCAAGGACGTACCGTTTACCACCATCGCTTCCACTTCCGCGGTTGCGATAAGGGCAGTAGTCAGATCGTACAACGACTGACGTTTTGCCTCGGTGCTAGCGGTCACGATACTGATATCGTGAGACCACACCTGCGTGTATTGCACTGTCGGGAGAGTGCCGCAATTAGTTGCGGAACAATCACTGACGCTCGCTTCTTCCAATTTCATGGAGGCGCGCAAGGCGCTGCCATTACCGTTGGGAGCAATCCGCGACGTAAGTCGCAGACGACCGATCAAAGGACCGGCCTTCTCAGTGAACACGGCAGTGCCGTTGCTCGACTGAGAATCGAGGGTCAGAGTGCGGTTAGAACCGCCAACTTCAAGAACAATGGAACGGCCCATAAGGGTCTCCTAATCTACTCTGTGTAGATATGACGTTGTTTGGTCCAAAAGCGCTTGTTTTTGAGCGCGCGGGCCAAGGGTTTATTATAACGTTGTATAGCTAAGCTGATTCCAGCTGTCACAGAGAACAGGCTAAAATTGTTCTGCCATTGCAACGTCGCTTCGGGTTCAACAAGAACTACTGAGCGATCCCACCGCTTGCGGTCAAGCAAGTACGTCTCGGAAGACGACGAGCTCTTGACTAACGGCCAATCGATGTTCGGCCCTGCTGGAACCCAGTACACGACCCCTTCCTCACTATATGTGCGGCGAGTGGTCATGGAACCAGTAACAAACTGAAGCCCTACCAAAGGCGACAGCGCCCGAACCCATTTATCGAAGTTGGATACCCAACCACTAACAAAGGAGAGCGGAACTGCGTCGAAGGCGAACCCGACAGGGTCGAATCCTACTTCACGCGCAGACTGGATGCCTGACACAATGTCGTAGCGTAAAGCACAACGAACAGAAACGTTCGTTGTAACGGAGCCCTGCTTTGTAGCATGGCCCAATTGCTCCGCGCTATTCCATGGGTTAAAAACCCGATGGTCAGACTTCACGGCGTCATTGGTGACTACGCCGTGAGTACCACGAACTTTTATGTGCTTGATCTCAGGGTCCTGCGAGATAAACTCGCAAGCTCCCTCAATTTCGCCCAGTACCGGAAGCAGTCCGAAGACAAACTCCAGGTGAGCGTTCGCACTTTTCTGCGCAACATCGCGTTTCCGCGGTTTGCTGGCAGCCAAGTACTCACGCAAGCTCATGGTTTGCAGGTCTCGAGCTGCACCTGCTATACTAGCGACTTTATTCCCAACCATGGCGAGCGTCTCGCGACGTTCTTTCATGATCATTGGGAGGTTTACCATTGCGCTGCGTGCAGCAGCAAGGGCCTTCGTTTCCGCCGCCTTACGCAAGAAATCCATATCCGCTTCACTTAATGAAGGGAGATCAGGCTTCTGCCAGGGTAAGCGATTGCTAAGGGCCATGCTAATGTCGTTGACGCGCTGGGTACGCTTGTAACCCGGAGCACATGGAGGATATCCGAATGAAACCGGAAAATCCGTAGTCCATGCTGCCCTGGTCAAAGTCGCTTCGCTGGGAGGAATCACCGCGTTCATAACCTCATTCCAATATGGAAGGGCATGAACGTGATCACCAACCGTCATCGGAGCACGTATATCGTAGTTGAGCTCTGGCAGCGGCGGGGGTACCACGGGTGTCGCGTGCGAAATCGTTTCCGATTTCGTACACGGGATCCATGGATACCAATCCCACGCCGATGTCATATCTTTTATACGGTACGTGTCCATAGACAGTCTCCAACGGGGCTCGATAACGAGTGGGACCATAGGT